CATAGCGTAAACGAAAGCTTCGCCTTCAGCAGGCCAGCCTTTAGTGTTACGTGCAGCAGCGATCTTCTCAGCAGGAGTAGCACCGGGAGCGTTCTTAATCATGCTCGCAGCGACATCTATCTGACTGGAGTGAAGAGCAACCTGCTCCTGAGTTTGGATACGCTTACGCGTGAGACCTGCGGTAGCAGCAGCCTTACCACCCTTGGCACCGGTACGAACGAACGTGCCAGCACCACCAAGCATGATAGTAGGGTCAGTAGCAACCATGATCATAGCGTCAGAGAGACCAGTATAGAACTGTCCCTTTCCACCGGACTCGAAAGCAGCCTTGCGATCCTGTAAGTTTTTAACGTCGAAGCCTTTATCTTGCGCCGAATTGTCAGTGTCTAACTGTGCGGCACCAAGAGCGATCAGGCTGAAAGGAAGCATTGCCATAGTGGCGAAGTCCCCTTCACCGCGCTCAAGTTTACCGGCCTCGATAGCCATAGAACCAACGAAGGCTTGACCGAACGAAACCTCGTGGGCTTCATCCCACGTAAGAGTCTGGACACCACCGGGCATAGCGGAGACAGCAGCAGCAGAAAGCATAGAAACTTTAGAACTGAACCACGTAATACCATTGAACGCAGCCTCACCAGTAGAGAGAACCGCACCAAGACCGGCACCAAGCGTGTGCTCGTAGACGGCTCCCAAGACAGGGATGTCCGGTATCCAGCCTGAAGTTCCACGGATGGCACCACCCATGTCGTCAGGAACAACAGCGTCCATGAAGTTCATGGTCTTAGTCAGGAAAGAAGTATCTTCCTCCCCTTCGGGAGTGACCTCCCCACCATTCTCGTAAGATAAAGGCTCGTCACGAGGAACCTCAGGTAAACCCTGAAGCTCAATCTCTTCGTTCTCCTGTACAGTACGGGGAGTATTAGAGGACTGAAACTTACCGTAGTCTAACTCAGCCATGTCTAACCTTCCACTCTAGGATTGCCTTCGATTAACTCTGACAGGAACTGGTCGCGTTCCTGCTGATTCTCCCACTTAACGTTAGCGAGACCCCACACTAAACCTACACTCTTCATACCGACAGCCTGAGTGACTGCCGAGATGTTGTCTTTAAGACCGGGCATTATTCTCCTTGAAGGTTGCGGAGTTGGCGAACGAAGCGGGTGAAGCCGGGAGCGGTCCCTTCTTCATCAGCCATTCGCAGCAACTCTGGTAAGTATTTGCCTATCATCTGAGCGTCCGTACGGTTCTCCTCAGACACGCTAGGTACTTTCATTGGCCCAGCACCAGGACCCACACGGGAACCATCAGTGATGGACTCCGTAGGTCGCTGCGTGGGACTGAACAGAGGAGCGGCCTTAGCCTGACCTGCACGAACAGCACTAGAAGTAGGAGCCGAGGCACCACCTTGAGACTGATTCATCTTCGCTGAGGTTTGTATCTCATTGAAATCATCGTTCTCACCGTGAGGCATACCGGTCATCTTTGCTCCAGGTTGGCCGTCAGTACGGGAAGAACCAGCACCAGGGTTACTAACAGGAGAAGGATTGCGAGGTGTTCTCGCCCCTCCATGCTTGCCATCAGCCATAGTATCTCCTAGATCTCTGTCTGACGTTTAACGCCAGCACTCAGTTGTGGTGACCCACCCGAACCCATAGAGGCTAGAAGAGTCTGTACGTCAGGTCGTCCCCCCTCAGAAGCAAGGGCATCCAAAGGACTGCCGCCTGCGGAAGGACCAGCAAGAGGATCACCCTCTGCACCTTCAACCTCCGCAGACGCAGGATCGGGTTCAGGAGGAGCGAAAGCCTCCGACACGATCTTCTCGATAGGCTCGCCCTTTTGGCGACCTATGATAATAGCGGAGAGTTTGGCTAAAGCGTCACCGGGATCTTGCCCCTGTTGAGCCATAGCCGGGATGCTTTGAGCATACATAGCGACTGCACCTTTAAGTGCGTCACGCATCTCTTCAACATCCACTTGGGTTTCTTCCTCAGACGCATTAAGCGCGAAAGGCATTTGACGACGCAGGAAGTCACGGGAGATAAGCTTATCCCCACGGGCCTGCAAGCCGAATACTAGAGCCCTGTTGGGGTCCAGTCCTGCCATCAAACCGTACTGAACGTCTACGGTGTAGTCGCCCTTAATGTCCCGTGAAGCCTTGTATGCAACCTCATACGGGGCACCATCAGCGTTACCACGGATAGTCTTAGTTATCTCACCGAAGATTACCTCATCAACCATGAGTGCTTTACGAACAAGACGCTCGAACGTACGTGCGAACATCGCTTGACCGGTACGAACCTGCGTATCAAAGCCAGACATGAGAGCCTGGACACCTTTACCTGTTACTGTGCTACCGTCAACGTTACCGTTACGGGCATCAGGGTACCGTGAGCCTTGGCGTAGTTCCTGATCAAGGATACTCTGCTGAGCGAACGCAGCATTAGGAACCTCTAGAGGGATACGACGGACTTGGTTACCTTGAGACGTACGAATAATAGAGTCAGGCCCGAACGCTAGTTCTTGAGCGTCAGGAGGGAGAACGATAGGTGCCTGCACGCTCTTCTGCGCAGCCTCAAGACTGAGGAGGGCGAAGCGTGCCTTAGCAACCTGTACCGCAAGGACATCATCGAACTGTCCGTGGCTCTCGTTGTCCACACCTGGTCGTTGAGTCCACTCAAGTAGGCACTCACCCGTAGCGTTAGGGGTGGATTCCAGTATCATGGAGTCAGAGTTAGGTAGGAAGATCATGTCAATGGTACTGTCGTGGTAGCGAACAACCTCAACTAGGTCATTTCCTTGCCCACGGTTATCTAAAGTACCAGCAGCGTGAGGGTATTGAGCCTTCAGTTCGTCACGCGAACGCCAGAACTGGAAGAACCCAGCCTTAATCTCACCCCAACGGTCAAAGACCGGGTAGGCACCGATCGAGTCAAGGAAAGTAATCCTAGGCATGTTGGTTTCAGGGTCTAGTTCAACGATGGAAGGAACGAACCCGTACGTGAAGTACCGATCCGCTGCCGTGTACATCTGAACCTGCACTGAGGAATGGTCAATGTAGCCGTTAACGATACGTGTACGCTTCTCAGCGAACTGACGGGCCGTGTCAGTGGTTGACTTAGCCGACGAACAGTTGAACGCAGGTAGAGGGGCTAGAACTTCAGAGAGATCTCTTGCCGCAACGTCAACCATGTTAGCGACGATACCTTTATCGAACGGTCCTTCAGGGAACAAGTCAGGGAATACGTCCCTCATACGTCCTTGACGTACAGCCAGGACATCCTGCATACGCTGATCCCTAGCAGCGAACGTGCTTTTAGTACGGATAAGTAAGCCCTGAAGCTCACGCATCTCTAAAAGGTTCTTCCCATTCATGTATACTCCTAAAGCATAGGTCTAAATCTTCTATCCGCCTCAGCCTCTAACAGGTTGACGGTAGTCTGGTTACTTCGATCCCACGGTGTGAGGAAACTGTTCTTAGCGTGACTTGAACCCATGTTGCTGTACAAGGTCACACGGTCCCGGCATCCCAGTTCACAGAACCACAAGGCCATAACGATGTCCGTCTTTTGCCCTTTAGGGGCAGCAGGACTCCACGACACTAACTGCTCAACCAGCTGCTTAGCAGCCTCAGACTGTGCCGTACTAGGAAGCTCGATCATCTGATGACCGTCCTGGTAGCCAGCCCACAACGTAGTCATGGACGCGACCCCGAAGTCGGAGTCATGCTTATTAGTGCCAGTGAAGTGAGGCTTAATAACGGTACCCCGAGCAGCACAGTACTCGTTCAACTCCCTATCGTGGACAAGGAAACCCTGAAAACCGTTCTTCTCGATACGCCATTCAGCAACGTTGTAACGTGAAGTCCAGTCCTTGATCAGGTTCCGCATCTCCTCAGGAGACATACCAGCTTTATTAGATACGTCCAAAACGTAACGCTTATTAGTAGTAGGGTCTAACCCTATAACCACCGCTGCGGTATGACCCGAAGAGGCAGGGTCGAGCCCAGCGATAATGATAAGACCGTCCATCCCTTGGGGCCGACAGTTAACCATGCCCTTCGGGATAGCACCAGTAAGTCTATTGCCGTTAATGCTAGAACGAAGAGCCTCCATGCTGAATATAGATTCATCGGCTACCTGCTGTTGCTGGTATACCATGCTCCATACGCGTGGAGTCATACGCTTACGTTTCTTAGAAAGCCTAGGGCCGTTCCATTTAACGTACAAGTTGTCACCATTAGGCTCAGTATCGGCACCCTTAGCGCCAATCTCAGCCTGGTTAGAAAGAGGCCACAACGTTACCCAATCCTCAGGTTCTTCCTCAGCCTCCAACACGGCAGGCATAGCAAGGTACGTCCAAGGTGACTCATCGTCAGGGTAACGGTCAGGATCTTTCAATTCACTATATAGGTCTTTCGACTGCAACCGCGTACCCACTACGAGTAGGGCACCAGAAGCCGAGATACGCGAGACCACCTCCGATTGTATCCAGTCTATCTGCTTATCGTAGTCGTGAGCATTAAGACTGTCAATGGCATCATCAAGAATAATCAAGTCTGCACGGGCACCATAAATCTGTCCCCGAATACCCAAAGCCTGAACCGTGGGGTCTTTCTCACCAGAATCACGAATGTTCCCAGACACATAAATCATGTCCTGGTTCCACGCTTCACTGTCCTTATCAAACCCACCCACAGGCCCGTACTGCCGAATAAGCTCAGCGTAACGAGGATGAGTAAGACGGGTCTTAATAGCGAACAGCATCTTCTTAGCCATGCTCTGAGTCTTAGAAACAACCAGAATACGAATATTCGGGTTCATCGCTATACGGTACGTCACATAGTTAATAGTGACACTCGTAGTCTTGGCGTGCTCAGGAGGCATGTTGGCGATAATCAAATCCGACTCGCCCTTATTGTACGTCATAGAAGGATGAAGCCAACCAGGCTCCGCCCCCTCGATCATATCCACGACATTCTGCATGTGAGGAAAAACCCTCGCCCCTAGATACTTCTCCGAGAACTGAGGAAACGGGATCTCTTTACCCTTCACATCTTTCGTCATCGTGTTCATGTTCTTAACGCGAGCAACCTCAGCAACGAACGCCGGATCCTCACGCCTCCACCTCTCATAGGTGGTAATATTCCTATCAACTGCACGAATGGCTGCCCTAATTGTGAGGCCC